TTATATAGATTTTAGAGCCATTTCATAGAATGAGACGGCTTTTTTAGCATTCTCTTTTGATAAGTGACTGTATATGTCCATAGTCATCGAAAGTTTAGAATGCCCTAGACGGTGTTGCAACTCCTTATAAGGAATACCCGAATTAAGGAGCAAACTAGCATGAGTATGTCGGAAACCGTGGAAACCTATGTTAGTTACCCCAGCACGTTTAAAGTGTGTTCTTAATCGAGTTTGCAAGGTACGGCTATTAGGGTATTCATGTATAAAGTCCGAGAATACCACTGTTTCAGTCCTACCTAGTTTCCAAGCCTCTTGAGTTTGCTTGCGTTGGTATCTTTTCAGCATGGTTACGGTTTGCTGATCTATGTCTATATCTCGGTAACCTGCTTTTGATTTTGGACTGTTTACTTCCTTTCTATAATTTAAAGTCTTTGTGATATGCACAACCGAGTTATCAAGGTCAATATCAGACCATGAGAGAGCTAAAGCCTCGTTAATACGGCAACCCGTAGCAAATAAGAACTTATATAGCACGGTTTCATAGTAATAACGGTATCTATTACTATCTAGGCTATCTAAGTAATCAATGAATTGTCTTAGTTCCTCGTTGTTAAAGTGCTTAACCTTTTGGCGCTTTGCTTTTTGGATATTTCTAGGAAGGATCACCTCACGCGCAGGGTTAAACGGTATAGCTTGCATGACTACGCCATACTGTAAAATACGCTTGTTAAGCGCGTGTATCCTATCGTAATAGAGATAAGCGCCCGTTTCTCCCTTGTTAGTCTTATTAGCAATCTTATTGATAATCGACTGTATCAGTGGAGTTGTTAGCTTATCTAGTTTAAAACTACCAAACAAAGGTAAAATATGGTTATTTAATATCTTGTAAACACTATCTTGGGTATTCGGTTTGACTGTATCTTTATAGCTTTCCCACCATAAAAAAGCTAGTTCTTTATATGTTGTGATAGAGCTAGCCTTAAAGCGTGTTGATCCATTAGCTTTAAAATCAAATTGCGCTTGTTGGGCTTTGGTCTTGAGTTCTTTCTTTGTCCTAGCGGTTACTTTGGTTGTAACTTTCTTGCCAGTGATTACATCAACACCAAGATAAACATTAGCACGATAGACGGTTGACCCGTCTTTTTTCTTTATCTCGTTAATTTTCATGATAAACCTTTCTAAACATCAGCAGGCAAGCCGTAATAAAGTTTTTAGAGTGGTTTATATGTTTAAGAGATAGTGATATATCAGTTAGAACTCAATCGAACAAAGAATGAACTTCGAGTGAAGCTTGAGAAAGATAACTAGATTAGTTATCCTTGTTAACCTCGTTTACCTTTACTAATGCTTGAATTAAATCGGTAGTCAGTCGATTAAGTTGTTCGCTAGAAAGTTTAACAAGACTTTCGGTAGAAATTTTACTTAATTCTGAAAGTTTCTCATTGACATTAGCTATTTGAACCTCAAGATTTTTAAATTGCTCCTTTATATATTTTTGTCTTTCCTCTTTGGGCAACTTCATGAGTTCTTCATCACTTAGAGCAGTGTTATGGGGAGTGATTTTCACTACGTTATACTCGTTATTGTCCTCGTTATTATCTTCGTCTCTAGGTGTTGGGCCTAAGCTTATAGGATAACCAGTAGTGTGATAAAAATCTTCTTCAGCCCAAGTTCTAAAGTCACTCTCTCCAAGCAAATAGGAAACTTGAACCCCAAAATATTCTGCTAATTTTTTGGCGTGGGTATGCTTAATAGACAACACTTTATCTTTTTCCCAACGAGATATCGTCATTGTTGACACACCTAAAAATTTAGCTATATCCTCCTGTTTATCTCCGCGTTCAGTTCTCAAGTCTTTCAATCTGTTCATTTTTTATTACCTCTTGAACCAGTATATAAGAAAAAATGCTCTTTTTCAAGAAGTATTAACATTTTCGTTATTTATGCTTGACTAATAACATAAAAGTTAGTAGAATAACTTTGTTAACATTTTTGTTAACGAGAAAGGAGTTACTTTTATGATTATTACAGAGACACAAGCTAAAGCAATCCGTCGTAAGATTGCAGATAAGCAACTAAAGCAGTATGAATTTGCGAAAGAAATTGGCGTAGCTAGTCGCACAGTACCAAAAATAGTATCTGGCAATTATAAAGCACCTAAAAGGATTTATAGTGATGTTATGGAATGGCTAGCCAAAGATTACTAGAGTAGGAGACATACTATGAACATAGTTTACATGGACGGCAAGAAAGAGCCGTATACAACACACGACATCATAGCGGAACATGCTGAAATTGATAATATTTCAGTTAGAAAGCTAATTGAGAAGCATAAAAAGGATTTAGAAGTGTTCGGGGTTTTGTCATTTGAAATCCATAAACCTGAAAAAGGTTCATTAGGTGGACGACCTAGAAAAGTTTACAGATTAAACGAGCAACAAGCGACTTTATTGGTTACTTATCTAGGCAACACCGAACCCGTCAGAGAGTTCAAAAAGAACTTAGTCAAAGCATTCTTTGAACTACGTAATGAGGTGGCAGAATTTAGGTATCAGAGGGCGCTAGAAAAGCCCAAGCGCAAAACCTTACATGACAGTATAGAGCACTGGGAACAAGCACCAAAGCACGCGCACCCAACCGTTAACAACTTGCTACTAAAAGGCGCTAGTGGTTTGAATAAAAAGCAACTTATGGCACAACGTGGCGGTAATAATGGTATTGATAGCTTAACAAGTGCCGAGCTAATCAGATACCAAGCGTTAGAAGATATGGCTATCGCTATGATTAACCTAGGCATGACCTACCACGATATTAAAACAATGGTATTCAGACAGAAAATGGAGGTATCACAATAGGCATACTGACAGCACTTCTACACCTTTTACTATGGGCATTTACCACAGATAGCCCAGAAGATAATTAAAAAACACGCCAAGAAAGCGCGTGATTGCAACAAAAAAGGCTTAGCAGTCGCCAAACTCACAAGCCTTTTACTCACTATAACTAAAAAGAAATTACAGCAGGCAAGCCGTAATAAGGTTTTTAGTATCTGTATTTGATACTTCAATTATACCATGAATTGCTGGTATCGTGTACCCCTACTTAGAGCGCTACCTCTTAAAAATGGATAAGCATCACAGAAAAATTTATACCAGTAAAAAACGAATTGAGGTAATAACATGACAAAGAAAACAGAAAATACGATAACAGTTAAACAATCTAACAAGCTAGGTCTTGAATTGCATGACATCATGACTGGGATGCAAGGCCTACGCAGCCAAGCTAATCTCTTTATGATTGCGAAAAATACTGGAGCAGATAACGGGGTGTTACGCCATGAAATGGATAAATTCTTAGAACATATCTATGACATGGTAGACATTTACTCCCGTGACCTAGACAAAATTGCCTTTTATCTGCTCGAATGTGATAATCCAGAGGAATTAAGAGCATACGAGGCAGAGGAAAAAGGAGAGTAAAGCATGGCTACTGAATTGAATTTATCTGCTAGCCAGTTTATTATCCTAGCTATCATTTTAACGCTTGCCCTAACTGTTTTATGGCTTAAAAAAAGCTATTTTCAGCTTGATATAGAGCCTAAAACTGATACCGTGATAGATAACACCACGCGCAACGTAGGCACACGCTATGGGGCTTATATTCAATCTCAAGGCAAGTATTACAACTAGAAAGAGGAATATCATGACAGAAAAATTTAACTTATCAGCCGAATGGGCTAAAAACTTTGGCTTATATCTTGAAGAAGCTTACGACACTATGTTGGTTTTTTCCCTTGAAAATAAATTTGATTGTTACCCACCAGAAGACCATAGGGAGTTAGAAAGTGTGCTTGAGTTTTTATCGATCGTCACTGGTATGTGGATGAATGGGCAAATTATGGTAAGCAGTCAAGAAAGAGGTGTAAATGAAAAGAAATAGACTACAAGAGGCAGAAATGGCAGTTTTAGCTACCCTAAAGAAAGGGTGTGCTAACGCTACGACTGGTGGAGAGATAGCCACTATCACGGGTTACACACCTCGTCTAATATCTAGTGCAATCAGTAACCTAGTTATTAGCCATGGTGTTCCTATCATTGGTGCTAGAGTTGGTATTCGTAACGGTTACTATATCGCAGAAACCAGAGAGGAACTATTAGAGGGGCTTGTATCCCTTAAAAATCAAGTCAAGAATGAGCAGAAAAGGTTAGATGTTCTAATGTCTATCGAGGACGTGACTGCATACGAGAAAACACTAGAAAGGGGCTAATATGCAAGTATTGAGTGAAGAATACCAAAAAGAGCTTGCCCAAGGGGTTATATCGGTACTAGATAAAGCCCTAGAGGGCTATTCTAAGCTTGACAAACACCAGTTAGGGCTAATCACTGCCCAGCAAGCAATGGACGAGCTAGGACTTAAATACAACACTCTAAGACGTTGGGAAGAGGCTGGACTTAAACGCTATCAGCCACCCGTTGAGGACACTCGAAAGGTTTATTACCGTATCAGTGATATTCTAGCTTTTCTAGGCGTGTATAACTAAAAAAAGGGGTGATTTAATGCCTATCTACGAAAGCAAGGGCTTTGGGAATGACTTGAATTTATTCGATAAAAAAGCACCCTTTGACTATATAGCAGAATTTAGACCTAGGATAGTCCCCAAAGGTGCAAATATCGACGATTTTAAGCGCAATTCAGCCCCCTACTGCCTTAGTGGCAAGGTGAAACAAGACGAGAACGGCAACTACAAACGCAATAATGCTAGCTTGGTTTATCGTGACTTGATTTTCTTGGACTATGACGAGCTAGAGGCTAATATAGACTTTCCTAGCTTTGTCGATAACGCCTTGCATGGCTATTCTTATATTTTTTACCCAACTATTAAGCATACGACTAATAAGCCACGTTATAGGCTTGTAGTGAAGCCTAGTGACGGAATGACAGAACAGACTTATAGGCAGACTGTCCAAGAGATAGCAGACAAAATCGGGCTACCTTTCGACAGTACAAGCCTAACATGGTCGCAGTTACAAGGTTTACCCGTAACCACTGGAGACCCTGCTGAGTATGGAAAGATAGTAAATAAAGGGTGTGATTATCCCGTAGCAAAAACAGTTACGGCTAGTCAGAAACCACACTATCACACACGCCCAAGCGGTAATAAAACAATTACCATGCGCGTGATTGATACCCTATTTCATGGCTTTGGTGACGAGGGTGGGCGAAATGTTGCGGTAACTAGGTTTGTAGGGTTATTGTTGTCAAAATGGGTTAATGCAGACGTAGCCACTGCCTATGAACTAACAACCATAGCGAATAGCGTTACAGATAACCCGTTATCAGAGCAAGAGCTGGAACGGACTTTTGAAAGTATCGTTAAGGCAGAAATCAGAAAGAGAGGTGTCAATGGAAATTAATATTGACGAATTGCAAGAGCAACTTAACGAAAGCAAGGGTATTGAGCCACCTAAATCTATGAAAGAGTTAATAGACCGTATCTATCAAGCTGGTGAGCTATGGCGTGAGGAACACGCAGAGACCGTTGCTAAAAAAAATGATGGTTTGGGTGTCAAAATTCCACTGCCACCTATTTATACGGTTGCTAAAGAGTTGAGTAAAATCGTAACATTTACGTTTATTACCAAGTCTAACACTGCTGATAATAGCTTGCTCTATATGTACGATCTCGACGAGGGTATCTATACCGCTAGCACAGACGAATTCAATGTTTTGTGTAAGACGTTTGATAATAGAATAAAGCCAAACGACTGGAAACAGATAAAAATGATGGTACGTACCATGACGAAGATAAGAAAACCGCTAGAAAGTGCTAACTTAGTACCAGTACAGAATGGTATCTTAGACTTGAAAAACAAACAACTACGACCATTTGACCCTAAATATATTATCACCAGCAAGATAGCCACTGCTTACAATCCGCCTAAGTTTATCCCTAAAGATAGAGAGGGGAACACGTTTGATGATTGGTTAAGTTCTATCGCTTGTGGTGATAGTGAGTTGATAACCCTCTTTTGGCAAATTATCCTCGAGGCTATCAACCCAAACTATACTCGTAACAAGTTCGCCATTTTATATGGTGACGGTAACAACGGTAAAGGAACATTTCAGCGCTTACTTATCAATCTAATCGGTGAAAGTAACGTGTCAGCTTTAAAGCCTGCACAGTTTAGCGATAAATTCAATCTTGAAACGCTGGTGGGTAAGGTGTGTAATATTGGCGATGAAGCACCCAATGAACGCCTACAAAACCCGTCTGACCTAATGAGTATCACTAGCGGTGACACTGTACTGGTTAACCCAAAAGGGAGACCAGCCTTTGAAGCAACTTTTAAGATATTCAATATCTTTTCGGGGAACTATATCCCTCATAGCGGTAACAAAACAAAGGGCTGGTATCGTCGTATTATGATTGTACCGTTTAATGCAGACTTTAACGGTCAAACCGAAAAGCCTTGGATTAAGAACGAGTTCCTAGCAGATAAAGACGTCTTGGAATACGTTTTATATAAAGCCGTTAATCAAGAGCCATTCACTCAATTTATTGAGCCTAAAGTAGTCAAAGACTTGTTAGAGGACTATCAAGAAGATAATGATTATGTACTTTCGTTTGTTAAGAATGCGTACATTATCAAAGGTTTGCATGAATTGAAATGTGTGCCAATCTTTATAATTAATAAACGGTTAATAGAGTATGCCGAAAATATGGGGATCAAATACCCTAGCGTGTATGGAGCAGGCGCGAAAATCATTACTATTCTAAAGGAGTTAACGCCTTATAACTACGAGGTGAAGCCTTACAGAACGAGAACAAAAGATTTTGACACGTTAGACCCGTGGAAAGTTTATCGTGAAGACCTTAAAGAGCCACATCGTTCGGTAGTCAAAACAAAATAATGTAACGTTGTTACTTTTTTTATTATAAAAAGTAACGTAAAAAGTAACGGTCAAAACCCTTGATATAAAAGGGTTTGTAGGTATTCTGTAACGTTGTTACTTTCTATATCTATTCTTTAAATAAAGAAATATGAATATATACATATATATAAGAGAATAGAGAAAACAATGTAACAGAGTTACAAACACTCCTTAAGCCCTTGTCATTACTGGTCTTAAGGGCGTTACAAACAACGTAGTAAAGAGTAACAAGAAAGTCACAAGGTAACATCTTTTAAAGGAGAAACATCATGACACTTAAGAAACATTCAGATAATGCAGTGGCATTTACGTTTAAACGAGACTTTGAAACTATGGATCACGCGCAGACAATCTCTTGCGCTATCCTTGGTTACATGGTCGGAACTTTCGAGCAACCGACTGCAAAGACCACAATCAGCAAGAACGAGGCTAACAACACCTTTACAATGGTTGTTAAGTATGTATCAGATAGCAATCTATCTGAGTCATTCAACCGTGTTTGTGATAGCTTTGAGAGCTATTCTAAGGGTTGCTAGGCAATGAAGCGCTTGAGTATCTGAGCGCTTTTAAAAAGTTGAAAAAACTTGATATAAAATGCCCTAATTGTTGGAAAATGTCGGAATAAAATGCCATAGATACTAGAAAATACTAGAACATAAAAGTATATAGTGGCGCGTGGTATAAGAATGTTGAGAAATGTTGATATAAAACCCCTCTATAACGTCCATAGCACGCCCTAGACAAAGAATAGTCGGATAACACTCGGGCTATTTTTAAATGCACCCCCCGCCCCTATATTGCCGTCTGGAGAGCCACGACAAGGTGTTGTCTTACATCACGCGCAATTTTTTCCAGTTTTTTATAGGGTGTCTATACCAATTTATACTAGGTTTTCGCTATAATAGAATTACTAAAAAAGATACGTATTTTTTCTGTATCAATTACGAATAGTAAAGAAAAAGAGAATGATATAATGCTAACCTATGATGAATTTAAAGAGGCTATGGACAAGGGTTTTATTAAAGGTGATACTGTCCAGATTGTCCGAAAGAATGGCAAGATCCATGACTACGTGTTAGATGGTGAACGAGTTGAGCCACACGAAACATTGAGTTTAGAAAAGGTATCGGATATAATAAAGGAACTAAAGAACATTAAAATATGAAAACATTTTACTTTAGCTAGGGAATATAATTTAAAAAAGCCTTGATAAAAGCGACTATAAGATATATAATGATGTTGTATAGGAATATGTATTCTTGTACGATATATATTTAAGGGGGGAATTAAAATGGCAACTAAAAGTTTTACAACAGATTTAACTTTTAATCGACGTTCTGCTGATAATTTAATTTCTGCTTTATCAGAAACTCGTAAATTTAAACGCTCAAGAGATGTTAAAGCGAGTGATATTCAAAGTTTAGAAGAAATCAGATCAATGTTTAAAAAAGGATAAATAGGTGTGTATAAAGTAGTATCGTTGACTAATCTAATAGAAGCATTGGATAAGGAAGAGTTGGAAAAAATAATCTTAAGTTTTAAAAGCAACTCAGCACATCCCAACGATATTGAAATTTTTTTACATAAAAAGGCAATTCAGTTTGAAAGAGCTGCTATCGCTTCGACTTATTTAGTTTTTGAAAGAGAAACCAATATTTTAGTTGGCTTCTTTTCTTTAGCGAACAAACCCTTAACAATGTCAAAGAGAAATTTTGACGCTTTAAGTAATAATCAACAAAATAAGTTAAAGCAACATGGACGTGCTATAGGACAAAAGTTTCAAATTAATAGCTATTTGATTGGTCAGTTAGGAAAAAATTTTTCTAAGGAGGCTTCAAATTTAATTACTGGAGGAGATTTATTAACTTTAGCTTTTGATAAAGTTGAAGAGGCTTCTAATATTATACGTGCAAAATATGTATGGTTAGAATGCGAAAATCACCCTAAGTTGATTAATTTTTATAGCTCTTTTGGTTTTAAAACAATTGCCCCTCATGCTTCTAAGGATGAATTAGTGGTAATGATATTAAAAATTAAGTAA